GAGTAAATTTTAATAGAGGTTATTGGACTTCTTTTTTCAAAAATAAAATAGGAACAAAAAATGGCAGAATATAGAGTAAGTACTCTCAAAGATTTTGAATGGCAACAGGCCGTCGAGGATAGAGTTACTCAACCTGCTGGTGGTGAGTCGAAGGGGCATCGTTACCTTGTTACTACTGGCGCTGGTGACTTTGCTGGCGAGGATGGTAATATTGCAACTGCTAAACAGGATAATCCAGCAGCTGCTGGTGATTGGTATTTTGATGATAAAAGAGAGGGAATGACTGTATATGTAAAAGATGAAGATAAGGTATATCAATATATTACCGCTTGGAATGAGATTAGAATTTCTGCTTTATTTGATGCTGATAGAGATACAGGAATAGAAGTTGAGCAAAGTGCTGACGAGGATAAGATAAAATTTAAAACGGCTGGAACTGAGCGAATGATAATTGATGAAAATGGTAATGTTGGAATAGGAACAGATAGTCCAGATGAAAAAGTTCATATAGCACAAGCTGGAGGACTTACTAATTTAAATATATTTATTGATAATTATACAGATGATGATAGAGCACCAATATTATGGTTAAGAAAATCCCATTCTGATACTTTAGGTACGCTTGTAGAAACAATTGATGGTGAACTTTTAGGAGATATTATTTATAGGGGAGTAGATAGCGGAAGTAATAGTGATTATGGCGCTCATATAAAAGCTATACAAGATGGCGCTGCTGGAACGAGAGTTCCAACTAATTTATTTCTTGAAACATGGTCAGCTACTGATAAAAATGAAAACCAACTTGTTCTTCATAATGATGGTAATATTGGTATAGGAACAGATACGCCAGTAGCAAGATTAGAAGTTGAAGTACCAAATAACGGAAATCAACAAGCTCTTCTAATAGAACAATTAGATACTACTAATAATCCTGTATGTGCTGAAATTAATAATGATGGTACTAATCATGGTTTGTATCTCCATCAGGACGGGGTATTGGCTAGTGGTGATTATGGCTTATATCTTTACTCTGATGCTGCTCAAGTTAATAGTCCTCTAGCTTATTTTCAATTAAATAGTGCTTCTTCAACACAACCAGTTATAGAAATTGACAACAATGGAACTGGGCATGGTTTATATATTCATCAAGATGGGGTATCAGCAGCAACTAAACATGCTTTATATGTATATACTAATGCAGTACAAAATGCAGCACCATTAGTATTTTTTGAACAAGATAATTTATCAGGCGACCAAGATTTATTAGTTTTACAGCAAGATGGAACTGGTTATGCTATAAATATAACGTCGGGGCAAATTAAATTACCAAATGGTACTGGTATAGATGAATTTTCTACAGATGGAACAATGGCGGGTAATAGTGATGATGCTGTTCCTACAGAGAAAGCTATTGTTACTTATGTAGGAAGCGGTATTGGTGTTAAAGCATATGCTGATGGAACAACTTATATTGAAGGTGCTGCTGATACAGAAAGGTCAACGACTTTAATAACTTATACAAAACTAAAAGAATTTTCTCCTATTGTTAGAGGAGGAACAGTTACTATTACGTGGCAAATGAGGCAAGGTACATCTGGTTCTGATTATACAGCATTTTCTAAAGTATATGTTAATGGTATCGCTGTTGGAGATGAAAAAACTAGTGATGATAATAGTTATACTAATTATACTGAAACAAATGTTATAATTAATGTTGGAGATGTTATTCAGATATACGGAAAGAATCAACTTAGTGGAGCTGCTACTTTTGTGAGGAATATGAAGATAAAATGTTTAAATCCAACAATACCAGAAGAAGTAAGTGGATATTAATAATTTATGACTAATCCAGAAAAATATCAAAGAGGCGATACAGTAATATTGTATCATACTTTTTTAACAATAGAGGATAAAGAACCTTCTATTGTTGTTAATCCTCGTATAACTATTAGACATGTTGATGATAGTGATGTTTTAATTACAGATGTGAATGAGGCTTCTATGTTTTTAGTTGCTGAGACAGATTATTATTATAAGTGGATAATACCATCAGATGCTTATATTGGAAATCATGCTGTAGAATATGCAGCTGTTTGTGATGGCGAGTATCAAGAAGAAAATGAAACTATACAAATAGTTGATTAGCTAGGAGATAAATATGGAATCATATGAAAGAGGACAAGAACATACATTATATGCTAATTTTCTTACATTAGAAGGAAAAGAGGCAAGTATTGTAGTTGACCCAAAAATAACTATTAGACATATTGATAGTGGTAATAATGTTATTACTGATGTTAATGCTGTAGCTATGACTTTTGCTGTAGAAACTATGTATTATTATAAATGGGATGTTTCTGTTTCTGCTGAATTAACTGAATATACTGTTGAATATTCGGCTACTGTGGATGGTCAATATGCTGAAGCTAATGAAACACTTAGAATTATAGATAGTAGCACAGGTACTCCTGGAACTCTTTATACTTCTAAAACAAAGGTTGCTAATTATCTAGGAGTAGACGCAGATAAAATACAAGATGATTGGATTGAGTGGGCAACTTATTATGTTGATTTATATTGCAATTGTATTTTTAGGGAAAAAACGGTAACGGAAAAATATGATATTAATAGGACTGGTGATAGTGTTTTATTTTTGGACAACTTTCCAGTAGTATCTGTAACAGAAGTCAAGAATGGTAGAGATGGTGATGTTATGGATGTGGATGATTATTTGGTTTATGAAGGAGAAGGTATTATAAAATTAGCTGATGATTTTATTGGAAATATTTACAATGTCGGTGCTTTTATAAAAGGAAGACAATCTGTAGAAGTAACATATAAATATGGTAGGTCTTCAGTTCCAGATGAAGTAGAATGGGCCACTACGGTTATTGCAAGTCAGATTGCCTTTACTAGTTTAGTTAATTCAGGTGCTATAAGCTTTGGAAATGTTATTGAAGAAGAAATAGGCCAATACCGATATAGAGAAAGTGCTTCAAGTTCAATGCAGGAAAAGCTACAAGATGCGCAGCAAGTTGGCGATAGATTAGAAGAAGATGTTTTTAGTGCTAAGAATGTGTTAAGAATATATAGGACAAGAAAAATGAGGGCTGTTTAATGGGAGTTTCTGTTATTTTTAGCAGAGTTTCAAGTGGGCAAGCAATAGCAGATGTTTTGATGGGTTCTAATACTGGTATTAATCATGGAAATGTAGCGAATGGTCAGGAAACGTATCCAAAAGATATTTATATAAGTCATGATGGTAATAATGAAATAACCGATTGTAAATTTTATGACCAGCAATTTACTGGAACTTATGAGGGTGCTCAAACGGCAGCTTTAGATTTTGATGAGTTAAAAGTTTGGGGAGATGGTGATGCATCTGATGGTTTATTAATAGATGTAAATCATGATGGTATATATGAATATAATTTACGAACTGGGCAAATGGATGAAGAAGCCAATGCTGTGGCTTTAGATGATGCAAGTGCTGGTGGGTCAAATCCTGATGATATTGGTGTTAGTGGAGAGGCTCATATAAAACTTAAAATTGCAATACCTTCAGCAGAGAGTGTCCCAGGAGTTAGGCTGCTAGATTTTTTGATGAAATATTCATATACTAGTTAAATATTTTAAAATAAAATGTCCCAAAAGGTCATTTTTGTCGTATAATATAGATAGAGGCGCAATTTGAAGGTAGTTATATGAAAAAAACTTTTAAATATAGAGCATATCCTAATTCACAAACCTATAATAGATTAGGGGTTATATTAGGATTGTGTAGAATTGTTTATAATATGTGTTTGGAACAAAGAGGTTTTGTATATAAAAGGTTTGGAAAGTCGGTGTCTGCCTTTGACCAAATAAAACAGTTATCAGAATTAAAAGAAGACTTTGTGGAATTTAAGCAAATCCCTTCACAATCTTTACAGGAAGTAGTTGAAAGAGTAGATAAGGCTTTTAGTGGCTTCTTTAGAAGGACTAAATCTGGTAAAAAACCTGGTTATCCGAGATTTAAGGGAATTGGAAGATATAATTCTATTGTTTTGAAACAATGGGGATGGAAATTAAAAGATTCTTGTTTGATTGTTAAAAATATAGGTACTTTTAAATTAAAATTACATAGACCAATAGAAGGTGATATTAAAACAATTAATATACAAAAAACCAAAACAGGTAAGATTTTTGTATGTTTTTCATGTTCTAATGTTCCAGAAAATATATTATCAAAGACAAATAAAGTTGTTGGTATGGATGTTGGTTGTGAGAGCTTTTTAACAGATAGTGATGGCAACAAAGTTGAAAATCCGAGGTGGTTTAAGAAAGTTCAAAATAAGCTAGTATTATTGCAGCGTAAAATAGCAAAACAAGTTAAAGGTTCTAATAGAAGAAAATCTACAAAATTATTGATATCAAAGTTGCATGAGAAGATTTCAAATCAACGAAGAGATTTTCATCATAAGATTGCAAGAAAGTACATTAACGAGAATGATATTATTATCCATGAAAAATTAAAAGTTTGGAAAACCTTTAGGAGTCTTAATCGAAGTATAAATGATGTTGCTTGGAAGCAATTCTTTAATTTTCTTCATTACAAAGCGGAAGAGGCTGGTAGAGTGTTAATTGAAGTAAATCCAAAAGATACTTCTAAGACTTGTTCACAGTGTTATAAAAGAGTTCCAAAATTATTGCAAGAAAGGATTCATGATTGTCCATACTGTGGATTAGTACTAGATAGAGATTATAACTCAGCATTAAACATTTTAAGGCTTGGTGCAAGCCATCAGGATAGTTTATCTGAAAAGCTTATGATTTGTAATTATAAGTAGTTCACAATATAAGTAGAAGGACATAATTTATACATATTTGGGCCAAAATAGCCACAAGTCCTTGGTGATATTTGGGTTATAGTAAATTAGGCTACAAGTGAATGCAGGAATAATATAAAAATAACCTCATAAGCTTGGGCCTATGAGGATTTTTTAATGGGGATTCGTTGGATAATTCATAAAAAAGATGGTAAAACAATAGCTTCTGATTGGAATTCCAATGAAGAATCCTTTAGAAAGAATTGGTCAGAGGATATAACATCAATACAGCTTCAAAGAGAGAATAAAAAGTTATATACCTTATCTGCTAGAAAAAATTCTAGGAATAAATTTTGGCAGACAGATGATTTTATAGTTGACCAAAATACAATGCAATCTAATATGGTGGCTAGAAAGATTTTTAAAAATTTAGGAGAAGATACTTGGTTGGAATTAATTTTAAGTAATAAAAAAGAGAAACCAACAATTAATATAATTAAAAAGAAAATTCAGGTAAACTAATGGTAGATACAACAAAAAAACTTTATTCACAGTTTAATATACAGGCAATTGTAAGGGACCCTTGTGATGCTAATTTTAATGCATTGTTAAATCAGACAGCAATATTGAAACGTCCTTATGACGCTCAGGAGGGAGTTCGTGTTGTAAATTCTTGGGGGGAAGTAATAATGTCTTATCCTACAGCTCCTGTTATTAGTACATCTTTGAAAATTAGAATTGACCCTGAAAGGAGAACTAATGAGGGCTTCAAAGTTGAGGTTCAAGGGGGGGTTGTTACAGCTGATTATAAGGGTTTTGTTTGTCCTGGTTCTGATGTTCGTGAGAATGATGCAATAGAATTAGGTACAAGAAAATATCAGATTTTGTTAGTTGACGAATTATTTGAACGGTCAAAATTACATCATAAGGAATTAAGATTAGCAAGAGTTGACAATCTTTAAGGATTATATATGAACTATACTTATGACATAAAAAAGAAGGATTTATATAACTATTATATTTTAGAAGATAGAACTTTAGAAGCTCTATCAAAATTATATAATTGTAGTGAGTGGGTTATACTTGATAGGTTATCAAAATTTGGTATAAAGAAAAGAAGAAATTTAGATAAAATATTAACTAAGAGTTTTTTGTATAATGAGTTTTTTGTGAAAAATAAATCAATGACGACCATTTCTAAAGAAGTGGGTTGTGATATATTATCAGTTTCTGTGAGATTGCATAAATTTAATATTATGAATAAATTTTCTAGTTTGATAACTAAGGAATTTTTAGAAGAGCAGTATTTAATTTTAGAAAAAACACAAAGTGAAATAGCAAAGATATGTGGTTGTAATCAACAATTAATTTGCAGGAAAATGCAAAAATTTGGTATTACCGTTAGAAAAGATAAATTTGCTGAAGTGCTTGCAAAAGAATTTTTAATTGAAGAATATATTAAATATAAGCAATCAAAAAGGAAAATATCTGAAAAAGTTGGTTGTAGTATAACTGTTATTGATAGATATTTAAAAAAATATGGAATAAAGATAAGAGATATGTGTGAATGTCATTCTGGCGAATTAGCTACATGGTATGGTAAAAAATTTAGTAAGGAAATGAGGAAAAAATTGAGTGAAAGTAGGAAAGGTATATTTGCTGGAAAAAATAATCCTATGTATGGTGTTAGACTTGTAGGAAAAAGTAATCCGCATTATATAGATGGTAGAACTTCGCTGGCAAAATTGATTAGGGGTTTAAATAATTATAATAATTGGAGAATGTTAGTATTTAAAAGAGATAATTATACCTGCCAAGAATGTTTTAAGAGAGGTATTAAATTAGAAGCTCACCATAAAAAACCGTTTGCTATTATATTATCCGAATTTTTAAAAGAGTATGACCAATTTTCACCAATAGAAGATAAAGAAACTTTAATTAGACTTGCAATTAAATATAGACCATTTTGGGATACTAATAATGGCAAAACCTTATGTAAGGGTTGTCATGAATTAACTGATACTTATTTTGGAAAGTATGGTAGGAAATTATTATGGAAGTAAAAGTTAATATAAAAGGTGTTGGAGAAACGATAAATAGAATACAAGCTTTTAATGATATAGCATATAATGAGCTAGGGCAAAAGATGTTTGAAATTGTAAATGATTTTATTAGTGATGCAAAATATTTTGCACCCGTATCTCCACATGGGAGTCATGGGAATCCTCCAGGATATTTAAGGGACCATATTACTGGTCGGGTCATTAGTAAAATAAGAGGGGTTATAATTCTTGGAAGAATTAGAAGTAGCGCAAGATATAGTATTTTTCAGGAATTTGGAACTTCAAGACATGGAGCACAACCATTTATGATGCCAGCTTATAATAAAAATAAGTTTAAAATATATGAACAACTTGGGAGAGCAATGGATGATGCTATACAAAAAGCAGCTGTCGGAAAATATTATGGTGGGGGCACTATGACTAAACAAGGACCATCTGGTACTGCGGAAACGGTTTTTTAGGGGTAATTTATGTTAGATTTAATTAAATTAATTAGAGATGTACTATTAGCAGATTCTACTATTATTGCATATGTTGGCAATAGAATATATATGGAGGGTGGATTAGTCGGTAATACAGAGAATGATTATCCACAAATAACTATAGAAGTTTTGGATGGACCAACAGATTCTTTAACAGATGATTATTTTGCAGATTTAAGAATAAATATATGGACAAAGGGTTCAGCGTGTAGGTCAATTGCTGGACTGATAGCTAAACAAATTTTGCTTAATATAGATAAAAAATCATATTTAACCAATGACCCTATAGTTTATCAATTATGGAAATCGAATAATATACCTTTGTGGGAAGATGACACAAAAGTTTTTCATAGGGTATTGACATTTGATGTTGTTATGGCGGGGCATGGTGGAAATTTATAAATATAAAAAAGGAGGAAATAAAAAATGGCAGACCAAACTTATACAGTAAAAGACCAAGGACAAGGACAAGATATTACTCTTTTAAAGAAACATAAAACTTTAGAGGTATCTTCTATTAGTGACGCTGATACTATTACCGTAGATGGCCTTACAACGGTTAATGAAGCAAAGGTAATTGATTTAGCAGATGCTACAGAATATGCTGTTACTTTAGCAACTAATGTTATTACGATAGATGATGGTGCTTGTTCAAGTGACCATGTAATTGTTCTAGTAGTTGGTGTTTAAAAATTTTTATTACAAATATTTTAAAAAGGAGGAATAAAAAATGGGTACTAGAAAATTTTCGGTTGGGCGTATCAAAAGGGGTTCAGGAGATTATGTAGGAGTTTGTACTGGTATTACAGTAAGGTACGATGGTAATCCAGCAGAGTTTAGAGGAGGAGATTACAGATATCCTCTAGATATAGTTCCTGGAGACCAGTCATTAGTAGTTACAGCTGAATCAGCTGATTATGATGCTACTGAACCTACTTTTGGCGTTTCTGAAACTTTAGAACTTGAAGCTGGCGCTAATAGTGGTGGTATTGTTGTTACTTTGACTAATATGGTCTTAATAAGCGCTGAAATTTCTTCTTCACAAAATGGTTTTGTTGCTACAAGCTTAGAGTGGAGAAAGAAAGATACAGAAGTTTAATAGCATTAATATAGATTAATATAGCAAATCGGAGGATATTTAAAATGGCTAATGAAGATGTTATTAAAAGAAAAGGCATATCTCTTACATTAAGAGATGGTAAGAAGTATACTGTTTTACCCTTACCTATTGATGATTTAATTGAGATATGGCCACTTGTGGTTAAGTTAGAGAATAAAGAAGCAAATGTTGATGTTGAGTTACTTAATGATATTAAAAATCTTGTTCATATTGCTTTGAAAAGCTCTAATGAAATAAAGAAATCTGAAGTGGGTAAACTGGTAGATTTAGCAGACCTTCAGGATATTATTAAGGTTATTGTAGGTCAGAAAAAAGCTGTAGAGAATTAATTTAATGATTAGCTCAGATTCTGATATAGATTGGGCTGAGATTGTAGATATTTTGGCCAGAGAGTATGGTTGGACCATAGACTATATAAAGTCTTTAGACCTTGGCCAGATAACTTTATTGTTAAGAACTATAAAAGCTAGATATAATAAACAAAATAATATAGATGATGGTTATGAAGATTCAGAAAATAATAAAGAACTATCTATATCAGATTTTAAAGCTATGGGTGGTAAAGTAAAAATAAGAGAAGATGGAAGAAAAGAAATTATAATATAAGGAATGACTATTGGAAACTGTTTTAGAGAAAAAACATTGTGTAGAATGTGGCCAATTCCTAGGTTTAAGCAATAGGAGTGGCTTATGTACATCTTGTGTTAATTTAGGAGAAAGAAATCCTAACTTTAAGCATGGTAAATGTAAAAAAGATAAAGTTTGTAAAGTTTGTAATAAAAGTTTATCTAAAAGTAATGTTAGTGGTTTTTGTAAAAGTTGTTTTTTGCAAAGTAACAATCCAATGAGGAATCCTATTTTTGCTAAAAAATCTGGATTAGCTCGGTCTGGAAAAAACCATCATTTTTTTGGTAAAATCCGACCAGTAGAAACCAGACTTAAGATGAGTTTTTCTCACTCTGGTGAAAAGAACCATATGTATGGTAAAAGGTTTTATGGAAAAGATAATCCAAATTATAAAACAGGTAAAAACCATTGTAAGTGTGGAAAAATTATAAATTATGGATATACACAATGTGCGGATTGTTATCAAAACAATAAGTATGGTCCAAATAATCCTAATTGGAAAGATGGTGTAACTCAGATAGGTCGTAGAA